ACTGTTGGTTTGTGTGTTGTTTCGAGGATAAGTGATAATGCTCTGCCAATCGCTGACGTGACAGTATCTTCAACGTAAAACTTACGCATCGAAGCATTAAACGTACTTGCATCTCCAAAAGCGTAATCGACAGCAGCAGGAAGCGTATCTTCATGCTCGCGGTAAATCTGGGCTGATACGAGGATATGACCCTTCTCAGCATTAAATTGAATGACATCTGTGACAATCCTTCCGACTGGGTACGCAACCTGAAAGCGGCGTATTCTGCTATTTACATCTTCGTACGAACTCAAATCAAACATATAGTTCATCCTCTTCTGTTGCTAGTTCCATTGCCATACTGAGATACGCAATCGCATCTACATAGGAATCAATGTGTTTTGGGCTTTCTTGGATTCTGCTGAGTTTGACTTCGACCATTGCAAGGCAAGCCTCATAGTCTGTGATTGGGAAACTAAATAAACAGGTAAGCCTTGAAGCGATGCGACCCTGATTGATTTTCGCTCTACCGTAGATACTAGAACGATTTTGCATGATGTCAATTGCATTGATAAGTGCCTCAGTTGCTTTCAATTATTCTCTCCAAAATTCTTGACGTGAAACCGCACGTCCTCGTAAGTAGCCGTCACGATGGCCTTGTTCTCTTCCGATATTAACTCCCATAAGGTAGCCGATTGTTAAAAATGTCATGCCGAATACAAAGCATACAAACGGTGACATTAGTTGCTCCAACACATTGCTTGGTAATCAGTAATTAAGCACCATTGGCCTAGAGCATCATCAAAGATGACTTCATAACTGTTGCCAAAGTCCTGAAGGATTGTGCGTGCTGCCATGAGGGTTGCATAGTTGTCAAACCAGTAGATGTAATCCAGGTCGTAATTGACTGGACCTTCGAAGCGTCCATCTTGTGCTTCCCAGCCATTGCCCTTGAACTGCATCGAGGTTTCATTTAGATTCTCGAAATCCTCTGCCATGTCCATATAAACTGCTTTCATTGCGCCCATCTTTTGCCCCTTTTCCCAATTCGTTCGATTGGTTATGGCATTAGTGTTGCATGGATTTAGGCTGAGTCAAGCCTATTTTGATAACGAAACGGTAACAATTCTGCATCGTCCATTTGGACATCTATATCCCTGCGTACAGGGAAAATGTCGCTAGCGAGGCCGCCCATAGCGCTTACCATGCACTACAAACGTGCCATCCTTTTCCACATAAATTAGGTCAACCTGGACATTCTTGCCTACTTCTGTGACGATGGCGAAGGCTTGCTGCCAATTGGGCATAGAAACGTATTTGGCGGCCTTTACGTTCATTGCGTGTCCTACCTCAACTCCGTGCAATACGCGCCTCACAGAGCCGTTGTAGGCCTCAGAAACGGCACTCCTGCCAGCACGATGCGTGTGCCCCATAATGGTTGATACGCCAGCCTTCTTGGCTTGGTTCAACGCGCTCATTCCTGGGTTCGGATTAAGACCACCAAGGTCACCATGAACGGCTATCCAGCCGCGAGCAATGGGAAAGGCTTCCTTATGAAATTGGATACCCAGTTCATCTAGTTTAAGGAACTTCTCAAACTTTAGTTCTGGCAAAGATAGGAAGGCAGGAATCTTCTTCATGATGACGTTATACAAACGGTCAGTGTGATTCGAGCGAATAGTATGGGCTTCCTTGGCGTACTGAGTCAAGCGCCATAACACGTCAACTGTGTGGTCACGGTCAGAGGCTAGTGTCTGCTCATACCAGCCAGGCGTGGACTCACTCCAACGACTGATTTGTGGTAAATCTATTTCATCTCCGATAGTAACGACAGAGTCGTGCTTAAACGTTTTTGCAAATAATTCAAAATTGCGTACAACATGTGCATCCTCGTAAGGGCATTGCAGGTCGGGCCATACGATAGTTCGTTTCATTCATCCTCATCGTCGTACCAGTCTGGCTCTGGGATATTTGGGTTTATTGGGGATGGCAGTATCCAATCTGGATATGCGCTCTTCTCTGTAACAATGCCAAGTGCCAAATCAACTGTAAAGCCAGCGCGGCGTAATGCACGATACATTTCATGCACACCAATAGCCCACGCATCTAACTTGGAATAACCTTCATCCGTTAACTTCTTAGTTGCTTTTCTTGCCATAGGAGAATTGTTACCTCTCTAGGATACGAATAATCGTTTCAACACGCGCTTCTAGTGCAGTAATTTGGTCGCGCATACTACTTCCTGAATTTGGTTTTAATTCGTTTAGGTAATGCTTTACTAACCATTTCACAGCACCAAAAAATGAACCAATAACGGTCAGCGCAACAGCGACAACAGCCGCCCAATCCTGGGCTGACATTACTTTTTAGGTGTGGCATATCCAAATACGCCTGCTAGCACCGCCCATAGAATTGCGCGGTAATCAACATCGAAATTGCTTGCAGCCCAAGCAGAAAGGAACGCACCAGCAGTTAGTACGAGAGGATTCTTCATGTTCATCTATTTACTCCTAGCATCGGGATATCGAACCAGCGACCATTCTGGTCACCTTCTTTAGTAAAACTAATATGGATATGAGCGTGATGAGAATTGATTCCCTTATATTTGACCCAACGGAAAAACGTTCTGCGTGAAGCAATTTTTCCTGAGTAAATGATGTAGGAAATTCTGCGGTCCTTCTTGGCACATTCACGTATTTGGTCGGCAAGATAAGCACCTGTGCTGGGGCGTGAGTCGAGGTCCTTATCCACATCAATAGCCCTGACGATTCCGTTAGTCTTATCGGGATTGTGGTCACTCTTACGATTGGAGTGCGAGGCATCGCCTATCCAACCATCTGATTTTCTCTCACGGTCTGGGTACGCATCGTCAATCATCTCTCGAAGTTGCTGACCAGCCTTGCACAGTATTGGCTTCATTATCCTAGAAGTGTTGCCAATTCATCGGCAGTCAAGCCAAGACGTGTAGCAATAGCAGACTTAGCATCTGCTTTAGCCTGTGCTTCTGCTTCCTCTGCTGCCTTCTGTGCAGCGTAGGCTGCGGCATCGGCCTCGCGTTGTGCTACTTCTTCTGCTGTCAGTTCGAGTTCTTGAACCTCGCCTGTTTCACAGTTCACGATGATTTTTGTATCTGCCATTTTATTTCTCCTTATGATTTGGAAATGCCGTAAAGGGTTGCTGTTGAGTATTGTGCAAAGTTGCCATAGGCAGGAGTTAAAGTAATTGAAGTAATGGCTGCTGTATTAGACCAAAGATTAGCAACTAATTGTGCATAAGCCTCTGACCCGTTATTTTCACTAACACCATCTACTGAAAAAGTCTTATTGGTAGAGCCAGCATAATTAGGAATATAAAACTCATTATTACCAAAAGTAGATGAAGTTGCATTACTACCAGGAATAAATCCACCCCAATTAAAACTAGTGCCAGAAGTTTGCGCTGCAACTCCAGCAGCAGTACCAGTACCGTATAAAAGTTTTCCTGTGTAACCAGTAGTTGTACCGTTTATTGTGTAAAAAACATCTGATGCAACCAAAGAAAAGGTACTTCTACCAGAGTGTTTTAAGCACAAATCTGTGTAAGTTGAAGGTATTGAAGTAAATGCCATTGTTGCAGCCCCACCAGCGCCAACAGTTACCGTAGCAATTTTAATGAATGTATCTGGCATTATGCCGCCTTTATTCCATAGAGGGTGAAGGTTGAACCAATTTGCATAGCACTATCTGAAGTAAATGTAAGGCTAGTAATAGCAGCCGTAGAACGGTACAACCCAACGATGGCATCCGTACCTGACGATGAATTGGCTCTTACTAACACAGTTTTATGAGTGGTTGTATTAGAATAATTTTGTATAGAGATAATTTTATTAGCAGTAACAGCGACAGTATAAAAACCAAAACCGTCTAAGTTTATTTTAGTTGCCCCAGTTGTTCTAGCACTTGATGCTGAACCATTGCTAGAAATACGAGTATTAGAATAAAGAGCCGAAGTATCTCCATTAAACTGTAAATATGTATTTGAGTTGGCAGCAGTATTGCCGTTAGTAACCAAAACCAAGTCTGTGTAAGTACCTGCAATAGATGAGAAAGTTACAGAGGTTGAAGTGCTAGCCAAAGTTTGAGTAGCGATAGGTGTATATGTAATAGCCATTATTTAATCCCATACAGAGCGAAGGATGAATATTGTGCAAAGTTACCTGATGAGTTAGGTGTTAAAGTTATAGATGTAACTGCGTTGGTATTCATCCATAAACCTGATGAAAATGTAACCTGACCTGAACCATTGTTATCAAAACCATTTAGAACCCTAAGAGTTTTATATTTGTTCGTGTTTGCGTAATCTAGCAAATCCATAACACCACCACCAAAAACATTTGCAGCATAAGTGCTAACTGCCATATTTGCCTCAACAGCGGTTTGGCTTGCTGCTCCACCTGCTGCCGCTGATGCACCGTTGCCATATAAATAATGCAGCGAATAATTACTACCAGTATCAGAGTTAAAAGTAATTTTAATTACAGAATTATTTACTGAGTTTCTGCCAATATATCTAATTTGTAAATGGCTGTAAGTGCTAGGAATTGAACTAAAGGTAATGGACGATACAGGCGTACTAACAGTCGTAGTTGAAATGGACTCATAGTCAGTACCAAGAGCACCGCCCAACATCCCCGATATGGTATTTAGCATTATGCAATCGCACCTACGACATACCAAGTATCAGTAGCAGTTTTAATGCAGGCTGCTGATTTGTACTGCGCAAGAGTTGGAGATGCTGCTGTTGCTCCAGCACTTAGGACTGTTGTTGTACCTGATGTAACTGCCGAGATTGTGCAAGTACCTGCACCAATATTTAGGACTGTAATTACAGTGCCAATTGGATGTGCAACAGATGCGTTAGTTGGAATCTTAAAAGTATTTGCTGACGCGTTGCTCATAGTGACAAGAACCTGATATGAGTCTGAAAGAACAGATGTGTAAGTTGTGCCTGTCTGTGCATTGAGGGTAAAAGCAACCAGTCCGTTAAACATGGTGCTAGTAAGGACGTCACCTGTTGCTGCTGGGAATCCGCTTGCCATTATATCTCCTTAGTACGAAAGAACGCTAGTGCCTAGAATACCGTATAAAGACGAGCCAATGATGAATCCGTCAATAATCGGTTCTAGAGTGGTGAATTGGGTTTTCCAGGAATTAGGGGTAATGCTGTGAGCAACCCCAAACACCTGCAATGTTTTGGTCAGAGTCGATGAACCAGGTTGTGTGGTTGTGATAGTTACTGGGTCAAAGAATTCTAGGTCAAGTGCTGCAATGATGCCTGCATCATAATTTGCTGTGTAAAGGTCTAAAGTAATGGCATCGCATCGAGTTGTTGTTTCTGCTCTAGATGCTACATAAGCGCGTGCGTAATCTAAGGCAACCGCGTCTGTTTCCATCAAAAGGTTCTGTTGGTTGTATGAGTGAATGAAGTATTTATCTATTGAAGCCTGGTTAATGGCAGTCTGAGTTGTACCGCCTGTGCGAGTAATCTGTGCTGAGTTATAGATAAGCACGTCATTGAGAAGCCACAAAGCATTGAAGTACGGGATGCCTGTGCCATTATCATTGAAGACAACTGGAGTGCCAGTCACGCTACTGGTTGTGAAGGCTCTGTCCTGGAATACGAACTCACCATTGGCATTGACATACAAAGAACCATATTCGCTAATCTCGACGGTCTGCATGGCTGCTAGGGCTGTTCTAGGGCTACCTGGGTCGGCCTGCATAGTTGTTTGACCAGCATCAATGTCACGCATAGAAGTAGGCCATCCGATTTGGTCAAGAATCTTATTAATGCGTGTGCCTGATAATTGTCCTGCACCTGAATCTGTAACTGTTGATATCTGTGCGTTCTGTGCCAATCTGAAAGCATCTACGGCTGTGATGGTTGTATAAACAATATCGCCTGTGAACTTAGGGGTTGTAGTTGAGTAGCCTGTAATAAATCCTGAAAAGATTGGGTAAGTTACTCCTGAGTAGGTTGCAGTTATCTGAACCTTACGCATTGGGTTAAGCAGGCCGTAATAGGGACTAGCAGTATTTTGTGGGTTAAAGTCACCGTTCTGGTCAACAATACGAAGGCTTAACTGACCTGTTTGGAATTGGTCAGCCTGTGCGTTGCGTCCTCTAGTTGTTTCTACTTTGTCAACCTGGTTGGACACGTCAACAATAACGGCTGTGCTATCGGCTAATACGTTTGTGCCAAAGATTCCTGAACCAATAATAAACGCCTGTGCAAAACTTGGACCAGTTGAAAAGTTAATCGTAGCATTGATTGTTGGTACTGCCACTAGATTGCTCCAGCGTAAGTTGTAGAATTCCCATATCTGTTGAGGTCTTGGATAGCGTTCTGAACAACTGAAGCAATCTGTTGGTCACCAATGCCTGTTGCACTTATGTTGTAATTAATTGTAGTTGCATTTGCGCCTTGTCTACCTAATGCTCCTAGGTGTGTATCTCCAAAACCCATGAAATCACTTAAAGAGTTTGCAGGCAAGTCAGCCGCAGCGTTGCTTGCAGACTCACCCATACGGAAACTGCCAACATTAAATCCACCATTGCCAATTAATGATGTAATGGTTGGGATAACGGTTGTCATTGCAAGCAGTGTTGCAAGCATTTGCTGCAATGTTGCAAGCCATTCATTAAATGGATTAGGAACATCGCCTAAATTAATCATGTCACCACGCAGTTGACCTAACAATTTTGCGTTTTGAGTAATTGAACTGACTAATTGATTTGCTGCCGTTACATTGCCATCATTAATGGCTTGTTCTAGGTCGAGAATTTCCTGCTTTAATTTAATGCGAATTCTATCTTCTTCAGTTTGCTTGTTCATGGCAGCAGCCGCTAACTGAATACGGTCCATGTCAAACAATTGCTCTGCTTTATTAAGGAAGGCTGAAAGTTTATCTAAGGCAAGTTGCTTAGCCTTTTCAGCAGCAATTTTTTTAATGTTATCTAAGCGTTTTCTTTCAATAGCCTGTAATTCTTTGGCCCGTTTAATAGAGGCTTCTTCTGCCTTAGCCTGTGCGGCAAAGAAGGCAGCGCCACCTGGAAACTTGCCAGAAATAGCACCAGGCGTGCCCATAATTGCATTTCGATTGGCTACTGTTTTTCCATATCCTGCTAGTTCTTGCAAAGCAGATGGACGGCGTGTTCTTCTTACTCCGTCAGGACCAACAAAACCTTGTTCGCTTTCTTTGCCAATGCCTTGAATTTTTTTAAGTAGGTCTGCTGCGCCAAGTAAAGCATAAGCAATTTGGTCACCAAACTTTTTCATGTTAGCAGTGGCAACCTCTAGACTGTTATCGCCTGCTAAAAGAATAAAACTATCTATTAAGCCTTTTCCAATTGCTTCCTTGGCTTGGTCTGCGTTTTCTTTAAGTATTAATAATTGCCCTGAGTATGTGGCAGCAGCCTCGGTGGCAGCGCCAGCAAGGCGTGTATCTAATAATTTTTGTATATCTTCAAAAGATTTTAATTGTAATTCTGCTTTTGTAAGACCTGTGTTGTATTGATTAAGAGCCTTGCGATTACCAAGGTATGCCTGGCTTAAACCTTTAGCCGCTTCAGCAACTCCGATATTGTTTGCTGCTGCAATGTTCATTGCAGTATTCATTAATTCTTGGGACTTTGTGACTGAACCAGTGGCGCTTAATAGAGCCTGCATTGCAGGAACTCCCTGGTCACCAGTTATGCCATAAAGCCTGCCAAGGTTATCTATATATGCTGAAACTCTTCCAGAATCAAAACCTAGCCCTAGGTTTTTCATTGTGTTGGCAAGGACAGCAGCCTCACGTTCAGCATCCATAAATGCACGAACTGAAGCCTTACCAAAATTAACAATGGCGGCTAGTGAAAAAGTAACACCTAAAGTTCTGCCAAGGTTTTTAACTGTACGTTCTAGTTTTTGAGCAGATGTTTCAGCCTGCTTAAACGCCTTAGAGCCTGTGAACTCCGAGGCGATTTGAATGGCTATCTTTGAAACGTCCATTATGCTGCTCTCTTTACATCTACAATTGAAGTGCGCTTATTAAACTTAGCAGTAACGCTTTCTACTGCCTTGAAATAAGCAGTAAGAACTTTACCGTTTGTTTCATCCCATGCACGATAAATTAAGCGACCACGCTTATCGCCAATACCAGATGTTTTCTTTTGTCCGTAGATTGGCCCAAGGTTCTTAATAAATTGTTCACCTGCTCTAGGATTAACAGAGTGTGAATAGCGCTTTTGTGTAACATTCTTGCCTGGTCCAACCCAAGGCTGACCGCCTGGATTCTTGCGTCCTGCTGTTTCAATAATCGCACCTAATGCAGATTTGTTTTCAATTGCTGCTAATGAAGTAAAACCACGATTATTAGCGCGGCTAGGACTGGTTTTGTAACTAATGCCTTTGCGTATAATATTTGAATCATACATAGGAAACTTTGCTTCAGAGAATGAACGACGTTGCCATCCGCTCATAATGTCTGAATCACTAGGTACGAAACCACGCGCCTGTTTAACAACTGGCTTCAATGCAGCAGCAACTTCTTTGCGCAATTCAGTTGCTAAATCAGGTGCGTAATCTCTTAATGCTTTACGAAGAGCGAGAGCGCCCACGACTTCTGTTGGCATCTCTCATCTCCTTTGCATCGTCTTGAAGAACCTTAATTAGATTCTTCAACATTACTTCATCTAGTTCTAATAAATGTTGTGGCGCGACTCCTAGCCTCACGCTTAATTTAGCGATAAGGTAGGTGACGGAATCGCGCCCTAGTTCGGGGAATCGTCATCGAGAACTTCAACGTCAATCAAAGTTTCAATGAACTTTTCCCCAAACATCGGTACGGTTTCACCAGACCTGCGAATACATTCCCAAGCAAGCCAAAATATCGAAGTTTGAGAAGCATCTTCAATAAAGGATTTGTGGAATCCTTTTTTAGCCCAAATCTCAAATCCGTATTGCACTAATGGAGTAATTGGGTATTCGCCAACTATTCCATCTGCCCTTGTTACTTTTAACTTTGCCATTTTTGCCCCTTAGTTTAGTTTTAGAATGTGCCTGTTGTTGCAACTGCAACTGTTGAGTTACAGTTCCAAGTTACTGACATTGAACCAATATCGCCAACTGCTCCGTTAATATCCTGAGTTCCATTGACTAGGACGCTCATTGTGTACAAAGGATTTGTTGCTGATACTGCTGTTCCTTTTTCTTGAAGCAGAACTAGAGTAACAGTTGTTCCCCATGCTGACTGCAATGTTGCAAGAACATTTGCTGCTGCTGTGTCGTTTAGGAAGTCGATAGTTACTGAAGATGATTCTAGCCCCTTGACCGCCTTACGACTGCCATCTCCCATAGCGGTTACATCTAGTTCATCAAATTGACGGTTAAGTGTTACAGATGTTACATGGTCAGAAAGGTCAACGGAATTAACCTTAACGCCGACCTTGTTATTTAGAAATACAGCCATTTAGGTTATTCCTCTTCTTTCTTTGTAGATGCTGGTTTTGGTGCTGCTGGTGTTACCTGCCCGATTTTCTTCAGGAAGGCCTCGTTCTCTTTTTCCCATTCGGACATATTAACTCCAGGTGGTTAGTACGGACAGTGACATTTCGCAAGTAAGCAATGAGCCAGAGTCCACGTTTAGAACGCTTGGCTGACTTATTGCTCCCACATTATACGTCAAGGATGACGCTGCGAGTTTATTGAACACGCCAACTAAGGCTGTTTCAATTCCATTGAGGTTTCCTTCGTTATCAAACAAAGGAACAGTGATTACCAATTTAAAGTTGGCAGTTGGTGCAATTGTATTGTGCTGGTTGTTGTTAGGCGTTAGGTAAGGGTCATCTGGTGCGACAATGACAGAGTTAGCCAAAACAGTTGCAGGTGGAAAAGCAAAAACTTGCCATAAGGAATTATCAACTAAAGCGCTTGCGATAGTTGTTCTCAGTGTTGTTAATGCTGCTGGCATTAT